GCCTTGGTCGTCAAGAGCAATGTATTTCTTGTAAACGTGTACGTTGTTTTCCCAAGCCTCTAATACATCTCGTGTGTAGGCTGGTGTTGGATAAAAGTCTGTTCCTAGTCCCTGACCTTCTAGGTATTCCCTTGTGTAGTAGAAACCACCTGTGATAGCATCAATGACTGCCCTGATGAGTGCTTCTTTTGCTACGTCTTCTGGATCATCTTCGTCTACCTGCCAAAGTGGGCGGTAGACCTCAAGATCCTCTACAAAGTCTGTACGACCATCATTCCAAATAAATGGAAGTGCGTTCTCTGTTTGAACAGTCAAAGCGTAAGTTTCATCGTAGTAAGCGAAAGGGTAGTTAGGAAGTTCGATAGTTAGTGTGCCCAAGGCATCACTAGTTACCGTCGTCCCCCACTCCGTATGACTATTAAGAATAGCAACATCGTAATTGGTGTTGGCGTTACCGCCAGTAATCTCAACAGACAATGGGAATGGGGGTTGACGATAAACTCTCATTACATTCTACGTCCCTTGCCGCCAACACGCTGCCCTGGCTTTACGCCTGCGGCCTGTGCTCGCTGAAGTTCTTCCTTGTCTGCAATACGGACATCAGGAAGACGGACCCAAATCTTTGCTAGATCTGCCTTTACAATGTTGTAACCAATGTCTAGTTTTCCTAGATGAGAAGATGAGTACTTCTTTTCAGAGTATAGGCAAACTGCCATATCTTTACCTGTTGGCTTACGATCCTCAACTTCTGTTTGCATTACACGCTCTGCAATCCTCTCCTGCTCTTTGACAATACGGGCTTCTTCGGCATCAGAGGTTAATACTGCCTGCCCTTCGTTTTCTGCATTAGCAACTAACTCTTCGTAATCTTCCTCAATGCCTGCATCGGCACTAGTCTTTACGATGGCTAGAATGTCGGCCTTCTTTGTTGCGCTTTGCAACTTGATGCCGTGCTCTTTTGCGTATGTCCTCAACTCTTTGATGGACATGCTATCAAAATCCATAGTTTTCTCCTTAACTACTATTGACTCTATTATACCACAAATGCTTGAAGGGGGAGGGCCGTAGCCCTCCCCCAGCAAACGTGTGAGAGATTAGACGGTTGCAACTGCAACTGCGTCCAACTCTTCCCAGGCAACGCCGAACCGCATGAATACTGTGTACTCAATTGTGTCCTTCTTGTTCTGGTACTCACGGTTGACTGTGATGTCCCGCTGGATACCCCAGATACGGTTTGCGGGGAAGGTTAGTTCCACACGATCCTCTGGGAAGTAGGGAACCTCTAGGACTGGTACGCCTAGGACACGAGTAGCCCGTGGGCCACCGAACTCCTGTGCGTTTCCATCAAGGTAAGCATTTGCGTACTGCTCAGTTGATGGAACCCAACCGTTAGGTGTTCCTGTTCCATTGGAAGCGACAATCTTAGCAAAGGTATCGCTACCTGCGTAGAAGCGTAGGCCACTCTTGATTGCACGGTACTTACGAGGCATTGCGAGGATGATCTCCTGCATTGTCTCTGTGTCCCAAACTGGGGTGCCTGCTGCGGTAACTTCGGCGGGTGTTCCACCGTCGTTAACAAAGCGGTCCCAATCGCCTACTGGCTGTGCATACTGGTCAACGGTTCCTGCTGCGCCTGCGGCTCCTGCTGCCTTAGCAAAGGCTGGTGGAACAGCGGCGTGACCGCCCTCGTCCACCTGTACGCAGAAGCCGTCCATGATCCCTAGGAAGGGGTCAGCGGTCTGGCTTAGGTCACCATTGATAGCGAGATCTTCGATGTCATTGGCAAATGCCTGTGTCATCAAACGTACTAGGTGATCTTCTAGTGCTGCACCTTCGATGTTGTCCTCTAGTGCCTCTGTTGAGATCTCCCAGTCTAGCCGCAACTTCTTAGTTGCTAGATCCACCTTGGAGAAAGTTGCCCCTGCGTTCTCGTAGGAGCCGTCAGCCTGTGCAGCGGCCCGTAGGACACGCTGACCAACGTTAACCTTCTCTAGTTCCATTGTGTTTGCACGCATGGTAATACGACGACCGTCACGGGCGAGCATGGTTGCGTCCCAAACGTAGTCGATAAACTGGCGGCTCTGCTCTGGGTTGAGTACACCTCCACCGACCTGACCTGAGGGGTCAATATCTAGTGGTGATGGTGCGCCCATTGCCTGAGGGTTAAGTGCCTGTCCCATGTTGCCGTAGTTGAGTGCGTCGCCATCATTTTGCTGGCCTACACCACCTACGCCAATGTAACCTGAAGCGTGATGAGTGTTTGGGTTACCAACGTTGGCGGTTGTTCCTGGGTTGCCTGTTGCGTTCTCAACTGGGCTAACGGCAGGAGCAACACCCTGACGATCTGCTGCGCCTTGCACAGAGTCGCCTGCGGCCTTCTCAAACTCTACTGCTTCTGTAGTCTCTTCTGTAGTAATTTCGTCTGACATAATTCTTTTCACCTCCGTCATATTTTCCTGTTATTAGAATAGGTCGGACTTGCCGAGGAAACGTCCATCCCATAGTGATTTTTCAACCTTGATTGGTTGAGACTGCATGATCTCTCCAAAATCAGCAGACTTGCGGAAAGCAGTTTCTTTTTCTAGTGCTTCATAACGCTTTCCAAGTTCGTTGTCTTGTGCCTTGAGTTCTGTAACCTCTCTGCTCACACCGGAGAGGTTCTTGGAGACCTCACTTACTTGCTGATGAATCTTTGTGACTGCTTCAGCAAGGGCAGTAATTTGATTGATTTGTTCACTCATTTGAGCGACAGCATTGCTAAGTTCTTCAATCTTCATCTCAACGACATTGACTTCTTCGGCTGCCGTTTCCTCTACGGCCTCCTCTGTCTTTGCCTCAGTTGATTCCTCTACAGTCTCAGGGGTCTCTTCAACAGTAGTTTCTACAACTGCCTCCGCTACTTCTTCAACTGCCTCAGTTTCCTCAACCTTGGCTTCGGTTGTTTCTTCGGACATATTCTCAACCTCCTTAGACTTCTTAACTTGAGTAAGAATGCCCTTCACCATAGCGGCCTTGTCTGGGTCGTTGGACTCAACAAAACCGATATTCTCCATGCTGCCTGTGCAGCGAGGGCAAGAGGACTTTGTTGTGGATGAAAGTTGCACAACGTCGTCGTGACCACAGTAATAAACATTTTCAATGAGTGCCTTTGAAAGCATACCAGTAACATCGCCGTTCTTTTGTATGGATAGGACGTTGGCGTATTGATTGGCTGGAACATCCACAAGGGATAGTTCGCTCAATGAATAGTCTTTAATAATGCGAACGCTTTTTTCAAGGTCTGCATCATAAATTGTATCATCTTCTGTTATCTCACCTGCAATGGAGAAACCTGCGAGGGTGCCGTCTAATACCTTTTGCCAGGTATCTTCAGCACCCTTGGATATGTAAGCAGACACATAAACTCCGTTATACATCTTTTCTGTTGTCTGGTCAAAGTACATATCTTCTTTAAACTCTACCATTTTGCCTACCGCTTTTGTAGCGTCGTGCATTTCACGGATGTTACCTTGGAAGTTTTTGAATGCCTTTACGCTTGCCTCCGCTGGAACGATGTCGTCCTGGCGGTCTAGATTGTCTAGAGTAGCAAACCCTGAGACAATTCGCCTTTCTTGATCTACCTTGGCGATAGGCATAGATACTTTGACTGTGTTCTTCTCAGTAGAGAAGTGTGCTTTTTCCATATCCATAGTACTGCTTATTATACCATCCTTTTGTTACAATATCGTAATTTTCAATCTACCGTTGAAATTCTATTGAAATTTTAACGCTAGGAGGTTTTTGGCCCTTCTCCTTTAGGCGCACGCCCATCAATGGTTGCTACTCCATCGCTTTGTTGGTTGGTTCTTTCACGCTGCCGTTCCGTGTTTCCAGAGGCTTGTGAGCGTGCGTTTGCCGACTGTTGTGGGGATAAATCAATCATTGCGTCGCCACCCTTGATCTGTGGAAGACCAATCATCTCTCTAACTTCGTTTGGTGTAACCGCCTTGTTTCGTAGGTAACGCTCATTGATTTGCGATAGGGCAACCTCGTCGGTTAGGGTTGCTTCTTTAAACGCCAATTCAACTAGATCTGTCTTTTCTTTAATCATTGTATTGATTACTTTATTTAGATGCCGTTGGACTGGGCGTGTTACCTGCTCCTTGAAAGTACGATCCTGGGAGATTGATGCTGCGATTGCCCCACCATCAATACCACCTAGTTTAGACAAAGGAACCTGATGAGCCATTAAAATATCGTCACGGTTTTGCTTACGATAGTCTTTGAATGATCCATCCTGTACTGTGTTTTCAACAGGGTGCATTTCAAACTCTACCTTGTTGCCGTCGGCATCAGAGGGTAGGGGGACGTAGAGAGTGCGATGATTCTGTCCTTT